AGCAGATTCAGTGCTGTATACCGAGGTGCCAGTGGAGTGGGATCGAACTGATCCTGACAATCCCGTGCCGATCAAGTGGGAGAAGGAACAAAACTTCAGGAACACGGACATCCTGCCGAAGGTCGTGTTGACTCCAGCTACATTCGATGACGAGGGCCACGAGTTAACGCCGCCTGTTTACGAGGAGGGATATTTTGTGAACGTGAGGCTGGTTGGTGAGGACGGTTCTACACTGGAACCTTTTAAAGTCTATCCTGATCACCCACAAAGAATTTGGGCTTGAAAGATTAACCATGGGCAATTGGGCGGAGCATATAAAGCTGGGTCTGGTGAGTGCTTTGGGGGTAAGTGTGACGCTCACAGAAATTAATGTGTTTATTCAAATTGGAATAGGGTTGGCTTCGCTTGCGTATGCAGTGATCAAAACGCTTCATGCTTACAGAGATTACAATCGAAGAGATCATGAATAAAAAAACAATTGTCATCGGTTCATTGACGGGGCTGCTTCTTTTTACGGGATGCGCTCAACTTGAAAGCTTAAGTGATAAAGTCTATACGCCTGAATACTCTTTTGAAACAAACACTGTCAGCACTGCCATGGGACCTGCTCAGGTTGTTATTACCAAAACCAATTGGGTTGTAAGCTCAAGAACAAAAGCAGTTGCCGAGTTGCCCAAGCAAATTGGTGTTCCATTTGGATCATTAATTACTTTTGTTGCCATGAGCATCCTAAGCATTGGGGCAATGGTTCGGGGAAAAAAATATAAGGATGCAACCTTGTCAGCACTGGATGCAGGAAATCAATTCAAGACAGAACTTCGTCGAAACAAAATCGATGTTGATGGGTTGCTTAAAGGGATTCAGAAATCCCAAAAGAAAAACGGAACCTTTTCAATCATCAGAAAACTTTTAGATCTTATTTAAAATGGCTTGGGTAACGCTCACAACTAATGACATGTATCAGGTCATGGCTGCTTCAGAGGTTGAGTCTGTTGCTCGACTTCAAAAGCAAATCGGTTCAATCATTCAAACGGATCAAGCTGAGTTGATTGAAAATGATCAAGGGGTTGGCATCATGACTGAACCACCTTTTGAAGACCTGATTGCCCCTGCAATTACACGCACGACTAACATGGTGCGTGGCTACATCGATGCATCTGGTAGATATACATTAGGACCATCTGGCACTGTTCCTGAGAGCTTGGTTAGCACTACCCTTGATCTTTTAGTGGTGGAGGTTTGGAAGCGTCTTGGTGGTGATCTCTTGGACATAGGAGAGCAACGTCGAACTAGTTACGATGAGGCAATGCAAAGGCTTCGGGATGTTGCTCAAGGGAACTTTGGAATTGCTGAACCATTAATTCCAGACAGTGAATCACGTGCGCATTACGAGTTTGCTGGTGGGTCCATTGACCACATAAACTACTAATGAATATCTTTCATCAAATTCAGCAATCTGTTTACGACAGGATCAGCAAGATCCCAATGGTCGCAAATAGCATTGACGAATCTGGTGCAATCCCTATTCAACTATGGAGAGGTTCAAACCTTACTAATGAGCTTGAAGCAGGACTCAAGAAAGTTGGTTTTGGGATTATTATTAAAACTGGATCAGTCATTCAGCTTGATCGGGATACATGGCAAATGGGGATCTTAATCGAGCTACAGTTGAACGATCAGTTCAATGCAGGTCCATGGGGGAAAGGTGTTTCAGGGTTAGATGTTGCGTGGGAAATTGCAAACGATTTGCACTGTCTAGTAGTAGATGGATCGACTAGCAACTTTTACAACATGGCAATTAATTCTGAAACATCAGAGCAAAGGTTCGTCGAGCGGTTTACGGTCACGGGAAACATTCAAATCAAAACACCAAAACCATATTAGAAAATGAGTATTTTATACGGAACAAAAGCTAGAGTTTACGGCATCTCTGGAAACATTAAAACACACGCAGCATCAAATAGCACATTTTGGCCCACACTTGATGCTAACGCTTTATGCGTTATCACAGGCTACACGTTTACTCCTTCCATGGCAGGTTCAGTTGAAGGATTTGACCAGAACGGGTTACTGCAAGCTGAAGCTTATGCCTATGCAAATTTTGAATTGCAGATCAATTTTGAGCTGGGGGGGGATGCAATTAGCAACGCAAAAGCAATCATTATGCCTACACTAATGACAAGGATTGATTTGGAAGCAATGGACAATGCTGAACTAAATGGGTCATACAATTTTATTTCTGGGTCTGTCACAGGTAGTAATCAGGGTTGGAAAACAGGAACAATGACCTTGCGTAAAATATCAGCAACAGCAGATTCAGGTTCAACAAGCATTCTTTCAGTAATTAGTTCATAACTTGATCACTGGTAACACAACATATGCCAAGATGATGCTGCCAGCACCCGTGAGGGTCTGGCGGTATCGTTTGCAGCCCATGACAGTTGGGCATTATGCATTGTTGTGTAGGTTAGGGCATCCTGCTGTTGAGTCTGATCAGGTTTTGCAAGCAGGGGATCTGGCAACTGCAATTTGGGTTCTAAAAAACGATCACCAAGAATCCTACAAGTTGCTGGGATCACCAGCGCAACAAAAGTTTGTTGTGAAGGTTGGGAAATACATTAACAAAAAAAGTGGTCTGCATGTTACAGTCTTGAATGACTTTTATAGGTATTGGGCATGGCAGCATGTGTCTTATGACATTTGGCAAAAAGAGGATGCAGGGTCAGAAAAAGAAAAGTCAATGTCATGGCTGCAAACAATTCGTTGGATGCTCATGTCTGAATGGGGTTACTCCGCAACGGAAGTAATGGACATGCCTTACAAGCTTGCGGTCAATGATGCTCTTGGTGCAATGGTTGCCCATGGTAAACTTGAATTTGTGTCAGACAAGCAAGTTGCAAGGCGTGAATTCTTACAATCAAAAATGAAGGAGTCGAGCAATGCCTGAAGGAGAAGTAGGAGTAAAGTTTGTTGGTGATCCTTCGGATGCAGTCAATGCTGCAAAAAAGGTTCAAAATGAAACCAATAAAATTGGGGATGAAGCAGAAAAAACAGGGAGCGCATTTGATGGGGTGAATGTTATGGTCTCGCGGTTGACTAAAAGGATAGGTCTCGCTGCTGCTGCTTACAAATTGCTGAATAAAGTATTTCAAAGCAGGGGATTCATTCACAACCACGTAGAAGATGCGAAAAAACTTTCAAAAGCAATCGAGGTTTCTCTTGAAAAAGCTCAAGAATTAACAATTGCTGAACGTGAGACTGGTCTTGCAATGGGGGCAATAAGGTCAGCAATCGAGGGTATTGCACGGGCGCAAGCTCAAGGCATTTTGTCTGCTGACATGCAAAACTTGGGTTTAAGTATTGAAGAAATCCAGAAACTTCGGCCTGATCAACTTTTTGATGTGATAAGCAAAAGGTTAAATGAGGGGGGCATCAATGCGCGACAGTTTAGGGCTGCTATTGCTGTTTTAGGTCAGGATGGTGCAGACGTAGCAATCAAACTTGCTGGAGGATTTGAGAATTTTAGAGAACTTGCAAAAGATTCGGGCAGAATTATTGAGGAAAGCACTTTTAAGGTTATCAACAATCAAGGCAGAAGGTTTATTGCAACAGTGAAAGTGATGGCAGAGGAGGTAATCAAGGCGATTACTCCATTTGAAACTTTCGGGGAATTAGCAGGTAAATCTTTAAAATTTGTAAACGATCAATTGGAGCTGTTGAGGTTTGGGTTTTCTTGGGTTACAAATCGAGTAGGGGCAATTTTGGACGGGGCTACGCAAGCGGAAGCTACTGAGATTGCAAGCATTGCTTCATTAGAGGGTGAAAAGAAAGTTAAAAAAAGAACAGAACTTTTGGAAGATGGGGGAGAAAATCTAATGGGTGAAAGATTGACAGGACGGGGGACCATGCTTGACTTGCTTACGCAAAGAATGAGCAGGAGTGGACAAAACATTTCTTCACTGCAAAGAGTTGGGCTTGCTGCGAGTGCTGGAGAATCGGAATCAATTAGGTTGCAAAGAAGGCAACTTTTTAAAGCAGACAGCATGGATAAACTTTTGTTTAATCAGAACAAGATTCTTAACGAAAAACTCTGATGCCTTATTTTGTAACAGATCCAAGTTCGGGAGTTTACAAACCCTTCGCAAACGGGGGGACACTGTCACTTGTTGACAAGTCTACTTTTAAAAGCGGTGACCCCAATAATCCATCTTGGGAGATTACTGATAAATGGATGGGGCATCCAACGGTTGTCACCAACGCAAAAAACAATCCATCGTCTTACTTCCCTGACGCAAGCTGGATCAAGGAACTCTCCACAAAAGAATCTGGTCCTTATTGGGAGGTTGAAGTCAAGTACGGTAATATTGAACTGTTATCCACATGGACACTTGACTCAAACATGATTGAGCCTCGTATCTCGACTCACCCCAATGCGATCTTGTTGGATAAAGCAAGAGCAGGGTGGACGAACATGATTGAGCATTTCGTAGACTATCATCGCAACAATTTGAATGATCGTGTTTTTAACTTTGATCAGGTCAAAATGATTGAGGCGACTAAATACAATCCCGATCCTTCTGCTGGTCAGACTCAAGGGGCGCTGGATCAGATGGACGTTGGCCCCAACGGTCTTATCAGGTGGCATCGCCCTTTAGCAAATGGTGCATGGATTTACCCAAACACTGGATTAAGTATTACCCAGCTTAATGATCTGGCAGCAAAATATGCTCAAGCATTTTTATTGGGGCAGGAAGCATTTCAGGAACCTCAATGGGTTATCAGGAATGAAGTGACCGTTACTGCTGATTTTAATTTTAGCCTTTGGCCCAAAATGTTTCAAAATGTAAATCGAATGGTTGCACCTGCACAAATGGCGTATGAACCATTGCTGTACAATGAGACAATTCCAGCAGGGATTGTTGTCTCAGGAGTTCCGTATTGGCACAAGCAGCCAATTCAAAAAACGCAAACAACTTTGAATCAGTTTATTGTAAATCGAGAATATTATGGTCGCTACTGGTTCAACGAATTCACTTACGACCTTGCAACTTATTAAAACAAAATTATGGCAGCACAAACATTATCGGTCACAGATCCTAAAGCAAATGACAGTGCAGGAATTAACTTAAATTCAGCAAGTTACACGGGCCTTGTATCGGGTGCATCAAACGGGGTCGAATATGCATGGGAAGGTACAATTGGTGTGCTTCTTAAAAATGCATCTGGCTCATCAAGGGCATTCGTATTTACTGTTCCCGTGCCAGCAGGTTCAGGGTTGGCTGCAATTGGATCAGCCCCAACTAGCAAAACATACTCAGTGGCAGATGGTGTAACTCAATACGTGGATAATGCCGAAGCTTTTCGAGATCCCACAACAGGAAAGGTAACAATTACTGTTGACGGTTCAGGCACAAGTGCATTGGCAATCGCTCAATAATAATATGCCAGCAATAATTCAAAAGCCTGAAGGGTCTGGAAAGATCAGCAGCAACATACGAATGCTGATTGAAAGAACTGCACGCCAAGATCAGATGGTGAGCAATGGAGTGATGACCTCCAGAACAACCAGAGGAACCACAAGATCCACTCAGTTGCGAAGACCGCAACCGATTAGCAAATCCGCACCAGTCGTATCTGACCTTGTTGCACGTTGGTCATAATTCTGGTATGACTCTCTGCAATGGCTTTTACATACAAGAGAGTCCCTACAGTCAAAGCAGGTGAACCGATCAGCAGCGCACAATACAATGCGTTGGCTGAAAGCATAAATGATCGACTGAAGAATGGAGTCGCTGACCCTAGTTGGCGACTCTTTTGGTATGCTGACTCCCTCTTTCAATTCATCCGCTTAGGAAGTGGATTGCAGCAGCCAGCAAGGGACGAATGGTGGTCGCACTGGTCCCATATGAATCCTAACAACGCTCAGAATTGGCCTCAAACTGACGTAGGAACTAATGGGGGGATCAATGCTTCAAATCCCATTGCAGCGTTTGTATTCGGCAATGAAGGTCTTGATATTTACAATGAGACTGATCGGATGAATTATGATCCGATTGAGCAAACAGGGATTAAGTTACAGGCTAGTGGTGCACCAGTTTCTGATCTGGATCACTGGGAAATTGCCAAAGTCCAAAGGGGAGTTACTCCATCTTCAAGGGACGATTTAACATACGCCAATGCTCTTGCAAGTGCGGATCAATATTACAAGATAAATTACAGCAAGATGTTTTCGTATCTTAAAGGATACGGGGGCTTTCAAGCAGGTCCAGATGTTGTAGGTTTATGCAACGATCCTGATTATGCGGAGTATTTGGTTAAGTTCAGAAACATAAGTTCAGGGGATGATTGCGTTTATAATACATGCCCTGACAAAAGCGGATCAGGGACTTCAAATTGCCCAAACTATAGCAAGCCCATTCAAGGTTGGTTTGCAGGGGTATATGGATACACGCTTTACCATTACGATGATACAACCACCGTTCTCCCATACAATGACTACGTCGAGGGACCATACACCACCAACGCATTTTTAAATCATGAACGTGGGGGACAACTTGATTTTGCAGTAGATGCTTATGCCTCAGAATTTCGGGGTGCTGACAATGGAAGTGTAAGTCAACGCAAGGAACCTTCATGGAATCCGCAAACAGATGCTTTCCGTTTTGAAAACTTCTTTACTCAGCAGTATTACCTTGCTCCTGCTTACGGATCAGGACCGTATGGATTAACGTCTGAATATCCACAATTTGATTTTCCAGCAGGAACGGCAAGTGGCGTCAATGGGCAGGTTGTTAACTCAAGTCCTGCAAGTACAACTCACACGATCCGCACGGGGTTTTGTTTTGCTGGAATGATTGCAACCACAAACGTAGGAACAGTCATCGCAAGTCCAAAGACATTTGGGATCTACGTTAATGGCAATCTCGTTTACACGTTAAAATTGGACGCTGGAACGGAACCAAGCAGAAGTTATTATTTCCCTGCTGTTTTTCCTGAAGGGTCAGTCATTCAGGTAAAGTGCAATGAATCATATGGTGCTTCGGAGGATGCCTATGTTGAAATTGCTGAGATCATGGCAATGACTCCACGCATTCAGGACGCTTATACGGTTCTGAGAATGGCATCCAGTCGCAATCAAACGATGGATGGATGGGGTCATGAGGAAGCTGATGCCAAGGGCATTTGGGATAGTTATCAGCGTCATGGCATGGCAGTTAATTATTTGAGGACGGGCATCAAGGATCAGGACCAAAAAGGCATCTGGAAAAATCCAGTATACGAAGAAGTGCGGAGGATTGTGCATGATCGTCTTAGACTTGCAAAAAGGGATTTACTACAAGGATATGAAGTCAATTCGGAAGGCAATTCAGTTTTCTATTTTAAAAGATTTCAAACATTTATAGGTGGATCTGCTGATACTAACATCGACGTTTTTGAGGGCATTGCACCAAGTCCAACAGCAATCACAAGTGGATTTGTAAAAGCTGGAGTAAAATACAAGGTCACTGGATCAGGTGCGTCCATTGATTACAATGGGATTCCACTGTCTGAAAATGATATTTTTACAGGGACTTATCCCCATAATAATTGGACAGTGCTTACAGGCACTCCTGAAGTTTACGAGCATGAGATTCTAATTGACGAAGCCCCGAAACAAGGGGAGACAAATCAATGGCAGGTATTCCTTCAGACACTTCCTTACAAGGACAGTGACTCAAGCATCTATAAGCCAAGTGTCTTTGCAGATCGTGATGGAATGTTTGTGGATCGCTGCACATTGCTCAGTAATAGTTGGGGGCAAGTAAGTGATCAAGGGCAGGAGATTCGCAATCACGTTTACGCAAGGCAAACCAAACCAATTAATCGGCAAGAAAACCCAAGTGGATACCGCTATGTTTTAGGAACCAATCAACCTTCATACAGTTCATTTTCTGGTGACCTTCCAGCAGGAGTTTCATTGCCAGCAAGAGATAATACTGTTGATTGCCAAGACTATCCTGACCCAACTGAATGCAAAGGCACTGTTAGTCATTATAAATCTTGCCAGATTTACGTTCCTGATTATGAGCTGAAGAGCGTCACGTATGATCCTGCAACAAGCTTGGTTGCGGTTGAACTCAAGGGGAGATTACGAAGAAATGATAACGTAGCTTCACAGGCAATCTCAAACACCCAATCCAGCAGGACGGCATACATGAATGTGGATGATAATACGGCTGGAACTCCAGCAGGTCCACCAGCAGCCAGATCTGATGAGAATGCCGTTGTTGAGTATTTGAGATACAAAGCAGGGGGGGCTCAATGTGCTCTTAGGATTGGTGACCAGTCAGGAGATGCCAGCACAACAAGCGATTGGCAAGCCAATATTTATAATGGGGCATGTTTTCCTCGTTTTCATTTCACGAAGCAGATGCCTAAAGTCTATGCAGATGGTAATGTAAATCTTGATCAGCATGACACGAGGATGACCATTGATAATATGCTTTGGTCAGGGTTTATCGTTAGGGCGATTTGTGAAGGATACGTTGATCAAAATAGTGATGCAAACTTGAGTCAATTTACTGACCCTGAATGTCCAAGCCTTCCTTATTGCGGTCAGGAAAGGATGTATGATTACAAGTATTCAAGCTTAATGCTGCAAGCGATGGACAACCGTTGGTTCACGATGCATCCAGAAGTTGCTGACAGTTATAATTGGGAAGGGTTCGGACCTTTTGCGCAAATGGAGTGTTACGCTGACCATTTTAATCAGGTCGCAAAATCATTAAATCTTTTAACCAGAGCAAGGGTTGATTTGCCGATCTTAGGTATCAAGCATCGAAACAAATCGTATTCAGCTTTCCACCCAACTCCAGATGCTCCTTCGTGCCTTTACCTTCAGGGCGCAACCTTGCCAGATAATTTAACGTGGACGAATACCAATACAACCGCATGGAATTATGATGTGCCTTCTGGAACGTGTAATTTTGCGGTGATCCTTGCGAGTAACAAAACTGCTTCACTCGATACAAATTCATCAGGGGATTGCGGAATTAGCGTTGTAAGGACAGATGTTGAATTTGAGATTGCGTTTGGTGAAACAACGGTTGAGAACATGGCAAAATTTTCGTTGCCAGATGACCTGCAAGACATGATAACATTAGCTAATAAAAGCTACGGTTACATGGGGGCAGTTGACGTTGAGTTTCAGAAGGGTGTAGCGACTGCTGTGAGCAGTGAACTGCCATGCAGTGCGAAAATACCTTCAGACGGTACTCAATGGTATGAGTTCCAGCAGCAGCAAAGCATAACCGTAAACTGTGAAACAGTGTTAGGAGGCACGCTTGAGGCACCCAAACCGCAAACGGGAGACTTGCTAAGAAATGGGTCTGGAGGATGCTCAGTAAATTCTTCAGCGCAAAGAAGAATCGTTTTTGACACAATGAGAGCAGTAATCAACGTGCCTTTGGTATGAGCCTTGGATCTCCATCAAATGTTGTCTGGACGCGATCAGGTCCATTTATTGGGTTGACTTGGAATGCAGTGACTGGTGCAACATTTTATCAGATCACACGATATGAGGATCATGTAACCTTTGCAGATCGCATTGAGGTAGGAAGGGTTACTTCAACATCTTTTTCAGACGTTGCTCCTATTGTTGTTTACGATACAACTGATGCAGAAGAACCATACGTTGCAGCAACATGGTATTATACTGTCAGTGCAGGGGATTCAGGGGGCATTTATTCTGGCACAACAGTCACGATCGACATGCATCGACCTACTGTTGCTGATGTTCAAAGTTTCTCGATTACGAAACCTGTTTTGGCGGATGGCACAAGTTACGCTTATGATCAAATCTCATACGGATCAACGGATTCAAATTCACAACTGGTCAGGGACTCAGTTTGGATCGCTTACTTAAGGACGATACAATCATGATCAGGAGAACAAAAGTGCTTACCTTTGGACCTGCTGAGAAAAAAATGCCAAGTGCTAAAAACATGGCAAAAAATGTTATTAAGGATGGAAGTTCGATTTTAAAAAGCGGATTTAAATTAGTTGATTCACAAACTTTCGAACAACGAATTAAAACCTGCACTGATTGCGAGCATGTCAGGGTCAGGGGAGAGGAAATACGTTGCAGCATCTGCGGTTGCTACATGAGACGCAAGGCAAAATTTGAAGTTGCAAAATGTCCTCGCCAACTATGGCGCAATTAAATCAAACTTTTTCTTTTCATTGATCTCAAAATAAGTTTTGCAGAAGCATCCCAAGTCATGTGCTTAACCGATTCGTAAGCAGCCTTGCCGATCGTCCTGCATTGGTTCCTGTTTTTAAAAGCCCATCGCATTGCTTCAATCGCATCACTTCGATCAGGCATTGCCCAATGACCTAAGCCTTTATATTGACCAGAGGATTGAATCAGTCTGTAACCTATGGGGATGTGGTTGCCAAATTTTAAATAATCATTTCGTGCAGAATAATTAGTGCAGATGACCGCATTGCCTGTCGCCATTGCATTTTGTGTCCACATGCCCCAACCTTCAGAAGTGCTTCCATCCACGTAGCAATGCAAGGATCTCAACCAGTCACGGCAAGCAGTTTCAGAAATATCCTTTTCAATAACTTCAATTCTAGGATCACTGGCAGCAAGATCATTTTCATCCCATGCGTTAATTTTAATTTTCAACCGCACTTCTTTGTTTTTTGGGAATGCGGATTGAAACCAGTCAATGATTCGCTCGATCCCTTTCCTCGCTCGACCATGTCCAACGTGACCAGCAGCACCAAAAACAAAAGGTCCAGATGATTTTGCTTGGTGGAAAGTAAAAATATTTTGGTCATATCCCATTAAGGTATGAGCGACAGGGATTGCAAGCTGATCTTCAAAGTGTGCTTTGTTGTAGGTGGATGGAGTCAGGCACAAGTCAAAAGAATTAATTCTTTGAATCCATTCAGGTCGAAGCTTTGAGCTTTCAAACATCGTAAAGATCGCGTTCTTCTGACCGATTGGAGGACGCATCATCGAGAAGGTTGGCTGGATTGAAAGGGATGAAATGATTGTGGGATTGCCTCTGATGATCTGCTTGCCGTAACCAAGCTCGTCAAGGTACCCATGATAATGCAAGGGTGAGTTGATCTTGATTGGCATCATCTTGTTCAGAACCTTTGTGAAGTTTCTTGAAAGATCTCCGTAGCCATTGCACTGGTTGTAATCTGAGTCGATCACGAATTCATTCACGACACCTTTTGATTTATCCTTAAACATTCCCCTCACACAAGCATCCTAACAGGTCAGTCAATGGCAAGACATATTGAAAAATATATTACGATTTTTCTTGATGTTTATCAATAAATATGGCATATTATTAGTAGTAAGAGGAACAAACAATAACAATAAACAGAAAGAAAACAGAATGCTTACAGTATTTGCAAAAAGCTTACCGATCATCCCTTTGGTAGCAGTGATCATCAATCACATTATCAAGGCACTGTAAGCATTAACAAAAAAACAAAACAGAAAGAATTTATGACAAAGAAATTAGTTAAAGATTTAATCACAGATTTCATCAACCTGATGACAGGTAAAGGATAAACAACGGGGAGCAAGACTCCCCTTAACTTAAACAGGAAGAATTTATGACAAAGAAAAAGATCAAAGAAATTATCAAAGCAGAAGTAACCATTGATCATGCACTGAGATGGTACGAATCACCCGAAAAGTTGATGCACTTCGAAATGGGGTTCAATGATGATTACCTAGGGTTGTATCACTCGGATGACGCTGAGAAATTTGATTACGCTCTGGAACTTTTTGAGGATGAGTGTGAAAGACTTCTTATCGAAAGACTTGAAACAATATTAGCCTAACACAATCGGGGCTTCGGCCCCTTAACTTAAACAGAAAGAAAAAATATGATTTGCGCCCATTGCAAGAAATTTGAACATGAGAACAAACATGATGCTGAGTACCGATTGACAGCAAAAAGGATCGTTCGACCAATGATCCGAATCGACAAAAAATTATGCTACGATTGCGTATGCACAATAAACCACGATTACGAGTACGCTGATGAGTCCATTCGCGCATACGAACTGGATACAGGTAAAAGGGTAGTCTGAAATCGGGGCTTCGGCCCCTTAACTTAAACAGAAAGAATATTTATGGAAACAATTGATATGACTCCAACTTGGGAAGAAATGGTACCAACCCTGATCGCAATTATCAGGAACACGGATAACCCTGAAGGAATCAGGGACGTGACCATGGAGCTGAAGCGGATGGCAAGACTTGCTGATGCAAAAAATGCTGATCTAAAAGCAAAAAAGAAATAATTAAAAAGATATTGACAAAGGTCAATATGTATGGGATACTATTAGTAGATTAAGAAAACAAACCGAAACAAAAAAAACAGAAAGGCAACTAATGCATAGAATTGAAACACTGGATAAACACGAGGCAAAAAAGATGGCATGGCACGGACTGACAGAGATCCGTGAGGATCTCAGCATAGATAACAACTGGCTGAGAGACTGGGATCTGATCGAGCGACCTCTTTATGATGAGTCCTACAACCCATCAGGGTACAGCATCCTAGGGTGCAGTGACGATAGCAAGATCACCATCGGGAAACCGTATAACCCGAAAACCTTTAAGCCCATCGACAACGAGGCATTTCTGGATCTGGTCTATGATTGCATCGCTGGAACTGACCATGAGCTTGAGTCTGTAGGATCAGTCAGAAATCGAGGCAGGGTGTTCTGCTCGATCAAGCTGAAAGGGTTGGAGGATTACGCTACGGGAGGCAGGGAGTTCAAACCATACCTGAACTTCGGAAACGGACACGACAAGTCAAGTGTCCTCTGGGTGAATACCAGTAACGTCTGCACGGTGTGCGACAATACTTTCCGATTCAACTTGGATGCAAAAAACACGGGCATCAGCTTCAAGCTACGACACACCAAAAACGCCATGGCAAGGTTTCCAGACATTGCAAAACTGGTAGATGGGGCAATCGGGGTCCATGCAGAATTCAAACACGCTTTTGATCGACTATCAGAGATGGAAGTCAAACCAGTCATCGCCAAGCGATGGATTGCAGGATTTGAAGCTGAGACGCTGGATGAATTATCCACTCACAAGCGCAACCGAATAGATCGGATTGATGATCTGTTCCGCAACGGCAAAGGCAATAACGGAAACGATCGCAGTGATCTCCTAAGTGCAGTGACAGACTTCTACACGCATGAGATTGCGAAAAATAGCAGCCTTGGAAATCGGATTTACAACTCCGAAATGGGCAGAGGGGCAGACCGCAAGACCGAAGCAATGAGCAACCTGCTCGACCATGGACGGTTTGAAGAAACGGTAGCACTTGGTGAACTGGTGATGAACTAAGCCGAAACGGGGGCAACCCCGTCTGCTGGGACTGACCACCCAGCACTGATGAGGCAGGTCGATAAACAAAAAAACAGAAAGCAAAATTATGAGCGCAAGAAAAATAAAATATGATGACATTCAAATCGATCAGGACATTTCCACGATGATGCTAATTGATCGAATCAATGACATGTTTGAGACGTGGAAGGATGAATGGTACGCATGGCGTGATGAAGGCAGGATGCCTACTGATGAAAATCTGGAAAGGCAAATGGAACGAGTTAAGGAGGAAATTGCGGACTCGATAATAAATTAAATCGTAATAAATCATTCAAAAGGTATTGACAAAAGTATTAATTTATGGCATATTATTAGTAGTAAGGGGAAGGAAGGGGAAAACAAAAACAAAAAAAGAAAGGTGACTAAAATGGAAAAATTTAACGGATGGAAAAACTGGGAGACTTGGAATGTAGCCTTATGGATCGGGAATGATTCATGGCTATACAACCTAGCCAAAAAATTTAAATCATACTCAAATTTTGCAGAGTCCCTGATTTACGACTTTGAGAATGATGGAACAATGGACAACGTAGCATGGGATTTACCCTGTTTGGACATTGCAGCACTGGACAGAGTAATTGCCGATATTAAATAAAAAACGGGGCTTCGGCCCCCACTTAAAACAAATAACAGAAAGAAAAATAAAATGATGAATAAATTAGAAGCTGATACATTGAAAATCCTCAATAAAAAGTTTGAGGCATTTTGCACCAAGTGGAACGACATAGGTTTGGACACTAGTTGGCACCTCGATAGCGACTTAAGAGATGAATCAAAGTTTGTGAGTTGGGTTAAATTTAAGAAGGACAGACTTGAAGTAACTCTCTACTGGTACCTTTACAACCTTACTGGTTTTGGAGGTGATGTTGGTGACGAGTTCCATAAGATTTTTTCTGAGCTTGGATGGGAGATCGATTACAGGGATGAGATGACGCTTTACTGTAATCCACTTGCACTTACCGCTTAATCTAATCGGGGACTTCGGTCCCCTAATCAAAAGAAAGGCAAATATATGACGCACATTTTCGGAAGGGGAAAAAAATTCTTCAAACTGGCAAAAAAATTTAACGCACCCGTGAAACCGTTCACGGGTGGTTACGATGACTACGATGGTAGTTTATCATGGGCGACCATTCCCGTATCACTCAAAAATCCAACGGTAAGGTTTTCACCTGATCCAAGTAATTGGATGGATGGTGTTAGGATATACGACAATACTCGACTCATGACGTCACCAGCGAGATACAATCACATTGTATTGTAAAAAAGATTGAAAAAGGTATTGACAAATACAGGTTAGTGTGGCATAATATAGGTAGTAAGAGGGAGAAAGGGGGAAACAGAAACAAAACAAAAAAAGAAAGGTAAACAAAATGAAGAAAGTTTTTTACAACCGATACGAGTGTGAGATGGAAGATGACACCTTGTGGATCTACGACCGGAAGACACGGGAGGGATACAGCTACGAAGGAGCTGAAGGTAGTAGCGAATTTGCTCATGACGTAGGTGGAGTTGAGAAAGCAACAAACCTACTGGTTAAGATAGCAGACAGCTTCGGATACCATGAGCCGATTTAAAAAATAAATTAAACAGAAACAAAAACAGAAAGGCCAAAATGAATATTAACAGGAATGAGGAAGCAGGCAACGTAACATACACGATGCCAGATGGCGCAACCTACACGGTTCCCTACAAAAACGCTGAGTATGTAGTGGCTTGCAACGGGTATGAGGTTCCCTCTAAGTATAGAGGAAAGCATTACCTCATGATGTGGTATAGGAACGAAAAGAAACACGACTGGTACTGCCTAGAAGAAGACATGAGCTACGATACTCCACCATGGATATGGAGTTTTGGTCCCTTATGGACGAAAGAAGATTCAGAGTTGATCAAGGTCTGACAAACGGGGCTTCGGCCCCTTTAACCTCAAAAGAAAAGGATTTATGAAAATATTACGTGAAGATTTAAGATGCTGGGACTTTAACGAAGCAGCAGACGTTTCGGCAAAAAGCCACACCTTCAAGGACACTCATGTTGAGTTGTATCCCGTAACCTCAAAAGGGACTAGTTGGTTTACCAATAAATTTGGGATGGGAGTAGTGAGCGTGAAGGTTTCAAAAAGTTACGCCATCGAAATGGCACATGCAGCAAGGGAAGATAAGCTGAAGTTTTGTCTGTAATAAAATAGAAAGGATTACATGAAGTTAACCGCAATTGAAGCACTTAAGATTGCACATTACCTTGAGGATCTTGAGGTTATCATGGAGGGAAGGAACAAGGAGCACGGATGGAAAATATACCATGATTTGCGAATCGATAAAGTGAAAGAAATGATTAAAAAATTAAGGAAAGGTGACTGAAATGGAAAACAAAAATACTATGAAAGAACTCAAAAGCTTGATGAAGAAAGGATTCGTCAAGCACCACACCAGCAAGGAAAGGGGGTACGTGAGTCGGAAGGGTGATGGATACCTGAGAAAATACAAGGGCAGGTTCGGGGAGGGCTACACTCACCATACGACGAATTATGAGAGTAACAGTTTCAACTTCATCACGTATTACGTGAAACCAAAAGTCGGGGACTTCATGAAGGTGGTCTGCACTGATGACTATGGATGGACAGGCACCATCAAGGAGGCAGACAAGAGAAGTTTTGAGCTGGAATCATCTGATGGGAGTACAGGATGGTATGCTGCGAACGAAGTTGAGTTCTACGGAGCATGAAATTCTTGATGATCTTCCTAATTGGTTTTGATCTTCAAGCTGGGGTGGTTGCATTGACCATCCTTGCCGAGGCGAGGGGAGAAGGTCAGGACGGGATGGCAGCAGTCGCTTGTGTCATCAATCAAAGGGCAATCAATCGAGGGATTACACCTGAACAGGTTTGCCTTCAAAGAAAGCAATTTAGTTGTTGGAACGGCAAATCAGAATCGGATCTTCAGCATCTTTACAAGTCGCCCATGGCAGGATGGGCTTTGTATCTGGAGGAAAACATTAACAAGATGAATCGAAAAAAAATAAATTATGCGGATCATTATTATTCAACGGTGATCAATGAACCGTATTGGGCAAAGAACAAAAAACCAGTTGCTCACATTGGGCAGCACAAATTCTACAAACTTAGAAAGTAAAAATGAAAAAAGAAAACATAATGATCAAGGTAAACGCGATGGACAAAATGCGATGGAAAAAAGTTGCAGCATTGAACGGCAAAACCCTGAGCGGTGCAATCAGGGATGCCATGTCAGACTATGAGCTTGCAGGAGGTCCACGCCCTAAGAAAATTACCTTTAAATAATTATTGAATAAAGTCTAATCTTAAGGTATAAAAAAACGATGGCCCAATGAAGGACCATCGAAAACAGAATAACAAATATTACTATGAATAAACAAAACAGCAACGAATTGCTAAACATGAACGTATCAAATTCCCCATCATCGTCAACCCCTAATGCGATGATAAGCACTGAGCAGTCACGCAAAGCAGCAGAGGTTCAGGCAGCGATGGCAGTGGCAAAGAGGTTTCCTAGGGACCAGAATATTGCTTTCCGAAACATAATGGAAAGTTGCAAGCGCAAGACTCTGGCTGAAAAAGCTACGTATGCATATCCAAGAGGTGGAGGAATGGTCATTGGCCCAAGCATACGACTTGCAGAGGTTCTGGCTCAGAATTGGGGCAACATGGATTTTGGATTGCTTGAGCTTGATCGATCAGGAGGTGAATCCTCAGTTATGGCATACTGTTGGGACATGGAGACAAACGTCAAAAGGACTACGGTGTTTCAGGTGCGACACATACGGGATACCAAGCAAGGACCGAAGAAGTTGACCGATGAAAGGGACATTTATGAGCTTGTGGCAAACATGGGAGCAAGACGCATGAGAGCTTGTATTCTTAATGTGATCCCTGCTGACATAGTTGAGGAAGCTCTACGTCAATGCACACTAACACTGAGCAAGGGTCTTGAACCAATAGCAGACCGTTGCCGTAAGATGGTCAACGCATTTACAAGCATCAGCGTTTCGGTTGAGATGCTTGAAGAATACCTTGGCTACAAATTAGATGCAATCGATGAAGATGGATTAAATCAACTTCGTTCCATTTTTACTTCGATCAAGGATGGGGAAAGCAATCGTGAAACATACTTTACGATCCGATCACTTCCAGAAAAGAAGATCGAAGAAGATGATGACAATATTGTCTTTGAAGACACAAAAACAAAAACAACAAACAGAAAGGCGAAATCATGAATTACAACGTATTCGACATTGAAACAGGTCCATTGCCTGTTGAGCAATTAGAGGATATGATGCCACAATTTTTTGCTCCATCTAACTGGAAAGATGAAGAAAAGATACAGGCAAAAATTGAGGAGCAGCAAACTAAGTGGTTTGAAAAAGCAGCACTGGATGCAAGGACGGGACAGGTTCTTGCCATCGGGATCAAAAATGAAGAAGGTCTTACAGTGATCCAAGATCAACGGGAACTTTCCGAAAAGGAATTGCTCCAATGGTTTTGGGATCAGTCAACCAATGATCATACTAGAAAGTGGGTGGGATTTAATTCGCACGGTTTTGATTTGCCTTTTCTTTTTCGGAGATCACTTGTTCATGGCGTAACCGTTGGGACTCCGATGCGAGAAAATCGGTATTGGCCCAATAAGTTCACGGACCTGATGGAAGTGTATTCTTGCGGAAACAGGGAGCAACGAATAAGTCTTGATAAACTTTGCACCATGCTAGGCATAGGAGGCAAGACGGGATCAGGCGCAAATTTTGCGGAACTCTTTGAGACTAACCCTAAATTTGCAATCGATTACCTGAAGCACGATCTTGATCTTACCATGGAAGTATTAAAGAAAATGCTGCCTTGGATCGCAGGAGGTGATGATGAGTGATATTTGTGAAAGAAAACATGGAGGAGATAAGCATTCAAAACTTGCGTATCAAGCAGCACTTCCATCCATGGCTCAAGCTCGACGATCAGTCCTTGAGGCAATCGGGCAAGCGATGGATGCAGGGATTACTGCCAAAGAATATGCTGAGAAATCAGGAAGACAGCTTAATACAGTTTCAGGAAGATTTACTGAACTTGCAAGAGATGGATGGATTGAAAGATCCAGTGAAACAAGAAACAGGTCAGCAGTATGGAAACTGACAAACTAAAAAGAAACAAAAACTATGATAGCAAAAATTGAAACAGTAACCCCAAGTATTGCAAAAAAACTGCTTGGAGCAAATCGACGAAACAGAAAAGTCAGAAAAGATCACTGGCAGAAAATAAGTGAGGAAATCAAAAACGGTTTGTGGAGGCATAATGGTGACAGCATAAAAATAGACAGGAATGGAAATATTCTGGACGGTCAGCATAGGCTGCTAGGCATTGCTGATTCGGGGATCGATTGTAAAACAGTTGTTGTTACTGAGATCGAGCCTGAAATGATCAATCACATTGACGTTGATCGGTGCGTTCGCAGAACATCTGACATTCTGACAATTCATGGATACAAAAACACAACTTTGCTTGCAGGGGCAGCAACAACGCTGCACGCTTATTACAATCGACCACAGTCAAGAATGAATGTTCAGTCGCCTTACAAGGTATTGGAGTTCATCAAGCAAAATGGATTTATTCTTACTTCCGCATCTTTTTGCGAAATGAAACAAACTCCAAGAATGATTGGTGGTGCAACTTTGAGTGCCTTGCATTTCATCGCTTCTAAAAACGGGATGAGGGAGAAGGTTGAGGAATTCATCAGGCAGTTTGTCACTGGTGTAGGGCTTGAAAAAGGAAGTCCTGTTTTGTCTCTAAGGAATCGAATCATTGATGAAAATCAGAAATCCAATTTCAATGGAGGATTTCTAACTAAATACTCAAGATTCGGACTGATCATTGATACGTTTAATCGCAGCGTGCATGGAAGAAAGAGAGCAGGCAGTTACTTGTTTGAAGCTGGGAAAAAACTACCAAGGGTTCTTGGAGATGATAATGAGGAATCTTTATTTAATGCGTTATGAAGAATGAAGAAAATGCATACGTCATGATCGGGAATCTCCATGTATCACTCGATGATGTTAAGGTGCTAAATATCTCAGAGGGATTATTTGGGGAGGATGTGGTGACCTTTGAATATGAGGGTCAAAAACGTGAGTCAAGCATCTACCGAAGACCATGAGACGAGCAGCCAGAGTGGATGCGAACCACAAGCAGATCGTGCAGGGGTTGCGTTCATCTGGCTGCACCGTTCAGGATCTTTCAGCAGTGGGTAAGGGTTGCCCTGATATTTTGGTTGGTCGAAATGGAATTAATATCCTGATCGAAATCAAAACCAAAAAGGGCAAGCTAACCTCAAGGCAGGTTGAATGGCATCGAGCATGGAGAGGCAATGCGATTGTTGTAACTTCAATCGAAGAAGCTATCCATGCTATCAATGAATTATTTGAAACAAGAAAGCTACAATGAAAAAACTTGGTAGACCACCAAACGGTGATTTAAAGATTCCAAAAATGATCACGCTAACAGAGGATCAATGGAAGCGAATTGATAAACTTAAAAAGTCAATGAGCAGGGGGGACTGGATTCTTTCAAAAATCAAAAGTCATCTGTAAAAAAAAACTCCCCTGATGAATAGCGCATCAGGGGAGAAGGTGACTATGATTGTAGCAACTAACCTATGGGAAGCTAGTTGACTTAACGTAGCACAAAATCCCTTCAGGTCAAGATCACAAAAGGCAAGAAACTAAGTTGAAAATAGCCTTTACTTAATATTACAATTTTGCATAATTACAGAACCTATGAAAACAAGAACAACGAAAACTCTGGTGATCAGTGAGGATCTCCACAAGGAATTACGAATTGCAGCAGCCTATCAGGGATTGAAGATCCAAGAGATAGTTGAGGAACTGATCAAGGAATTTGTGAAGGGCATGAAGGAGGTGCAGTAATGGGGATTCCATACTCGCAATTCTTCTGGGCAGATTACCTGAAGGACACAAGGATTCTAAGCCTTGAGGCAAAGGGGGCATGGATGGACATACTTTGTCATCTCGCAAATGCTGATGAAGTTGGCGTATCAGGTCACAGGATCGACATTTGGGCAAGGGTCTTAGGATGCCCTAAACGGGTAGCTAAAAGAATTTTGGCTGAACTTGAAGATGCAAAAGTTGGTGAAATCTGGACTGAAAATGAAAAAGTTTTCATCAAAAACAATCGACTTTGTGATGACTACTTGGAATATAAAGAACGCATTTTGAATTGCAGCAGGGGTGGTAAAAAGAGCGCAAAAAATAAGCGCAAGTATCTGGAAATCAACGAAAGCAACGCAAGTGCAGTAGTAAGTGAAGAGGTGACTGGAGAACCTAATCAGTTAAACGGAAAATTGAACTCCACTACCAAGGGTAGAGCAACTAAATCACTACCACTACCATTACCAATAACTACTCTCTCTAAGGAAGAGAGAGATGATCGCTCCGCTGAAATCCCTACATGGGATGAAGTCTGGGATCTTGCTCAAATGCGTGGGATACTTAGAGAAACGGCAGAGTCATTTTACAACTGGCACAATGACAATAATTATTGGCTAAATAAATACGGGGCTTTGATAAATTGGAAATCAAAACTCCAAAACTGGAAAACAAGATCGCAGAATATTAAAACACAAGGCAATGCTCCAAAGCGAAAACGAGCATCAGCCGATGAATTACTAAGGAGACTAAACGATGATTGATGACACACTATGGGGAATTAAAAACTTTACCTCTAAAGCCAAAAAGAAAGTTGTTACAAGGGATTGGCCCAAAGAGGTGCGCTCATGCAGGATATGCGGTCGCATGGCTGAAGCAGTTATCCATCCAGATGCTTATCAGGAATGGCGTGAGCATGGAGACGCAGAAGATGCTGATAAATACCTTGGAGTTAAAGTCGTAAAAATGGCCCTTAAAGGTCTTTGCTGCGATAATTGTGGGACTACCCGTGAAATGTATCTTGCAAGCAAGGACGGGATGCAAGCGATTGCTGTGGAGCTGATGAGAGTTACTGATGAAGGTGTTTCAAACCTGACTGAAAAACAAGAGGTTGGTTTGATGGCAAATCTCAGAAAGCACATGAAAAATTATTGTGATGCACTTCGGAGAATGAATGGATCTGCAAGCATTATTTTTGATGAGATGTTTGTCACAATGGTATGGGAAAGACCGCACGGTTGCTGGAGAACTCTCAGAGCAATGCAACTTTTTTTGTATCAAAACAAACCAGTCAGGGATCAGTATGCTGACATGACCAACTGGCTTAAGCGGATGGGTGGTGCTGTATGATTATCGTCGAGCCAATTATAAACGCAACTGCTGACAGCTACGGTATTGGCGCAACTGAAATTATGGGTAGAAGCAGAATTTATCCCGTGAGCGAAGCCAGAATGGTTGCGATGTATTTAGTAATGAAGCACACTCACACGGGAATGCATTACACTGCTGCCAGATTTGGCAGGACCAGAGGATCTGCTGATTATGCGGACAAGACGATCAGAAAACTTTTAACCATCGACAAAAAATTAAAACAGAGAATTAAAGAAATTGAATCAGTAGCAATACCGAAATTTAAAAACGAATTATGAGTAACTTTGAACATTCAACGCTGGTTAGTGATCTTAAAAAATCATCTAAAGAAATCATCAACGAATTAAAGCCTGAACAAGCTGATGCTCTGCACATGGCAATAGGAATTGCAGGGGAAGCTGGAGAGTTGCTTGACGCAATCAAGAAATGGGCGATTTATCAAAAGCCACTTGACCTTGAAAATGTAATCGAGGAACTTGGTGACTTGGAGTTTTACATGGAGGGATTGAGGCAATCGCTTAACCTCACCAGAATTGAAACCTTGATGGAAAACATTTCAAAACTCCAAAAGAGATATTCAAAGGGGGAGTATTCAAATGAGCAAGCAAACGAAAGAGCAGACAAAGCTTAGTCACATTAACAAAGATGAAAAGGTTTTAAATCTTTGTAAGGTAGCAAGGACAGTCCTTTGCTACGTCCCAAGATCCTATGACAATGACGGTTTGCACGGAGAGCTGAATAGGGCGGTATACGAGGTGGAGAAACACTTTCAGCCCACGTGTGTGGAACCTGAAAAACAAAAGTAAAATACCATCGAATCTCTGAGATATGGGGGAGGGGGTGATGGTCCTCCCCACTCACTTTCTAAAAAGACAATTCAAACTCGTGTCATTTTTCTTGACAATAAGCTCGACAAGATTCGGCAAGGGTATTTAAAATTTTTGGCGAAACAACTAACAAATAAAATTGTCTTATGAATTCAGATATTTCCAAAGAGCAAGCAGAGAGCATGGATCAGGCACTTAAAAGATTCCAGATACTTGCTAAAAATAAATACATGGCAGGTCAGAAAGAACATGGCGGAAACCTTTGGGAGAAACCAAATCTTCTTGATCATGCTGAAGAAGAAGTCCTCGATCTCTGGTATTACCTGCAAGGGATCAGGCAGAAGCTTAATGATACTTAATGGACGATGACTTGCTAGATGATCTCGATCCGTATGCAGCCGATTACTTTGGTCTGAAGAAAGGTGACATTGAGATGATTAACAAGGCATGTGATGAGTTTTTTGATAAAAGGGGGATGCCAAGAGGCAGAGGGTTGTTTGAAGAAACAAATCAGAAATTCTTTTTACCAAACCATAAACAAGAAAAAGTAGAACAGAAAAAACGAAATGAACCGAATAAAAATAAACGTAGAAAAAATAGATAAACAATATCTTTTTAAAGGGGAAAAAGGAACTTACTTGGATCTAGTACTTTTTGAATCTCCAAATCAACAATACGGAGATACGCACATGGTTGTTCAAAGCATTCCTAAAGAGGAAAGGGACAAGGGTATCAAGGGTGCTATCGTTGGAAACGCAACCTTGGAATCAGGCCAAACAGGGTCGCAGTATTCCTCTCAATCTCCAGTGGATGCTTCAAGAAATGAATCGCCCAAGGTGACTGAGGATGATATTCCGTTTTAATGAGTTACAATATCGCACCAATAAGATTTGAGGAAGCAATCAAGAAACTCAAATCACGCAAGGAGATCGCGTCACGTTTAACCTCAAAGCAATGGGCTGAATTGTCCTCTGCTATTCGTGATCGATCTTTTTTTAGTTCAAGAGTCGCATCAGCAAGGTTTTTGTCATACGCAAAAAAACAGTTAGTTGATTTTCTGGAAGGCAAAACAGAGGATGTTTTTAGTCCTGAAGGAATGCCGTCAAAAGCTTTTAAGGTTGGAGGCAGAGCTGATTTTGTGAAGCTTATTCAGGATTTAGCTTTAGAAGAAGGCATGGGAGATCCTTTGCCAAACGGTCTTGGCAGGGGGCAAAGAGGTTTAATCCCTGAGATAACTGATCTAGCTTCTAACCGAAGATTGAAATTGATTTATGATGCCAACATCCAATCAGCTTACGGATACGCTAACTTTGAAGCTTCGGTCGATCCTTCCGTAACTAATGCTTACCCTGCATGGAGATTTGTCAGGGTTGGATGGGTTGAAACTCCAAGACCATTGCACCAGCAGAATGAAGGTCAGGTAAGGTTAAAGGATGATACAAAATTTTGGCTTGAGATGAACAAAAAGGACATCGGGGGTTTTCAAGTTCCCCATGGACCTTGGGGGTTCAATAGTCAGATGGATGTTGAAGAGGTTGGAAGAAGGGAGGCAGTTTCTTTGGGGTTGATCAAAAAAGATCAAAAAATTAAATCACCAAAATCTGCATTCAATAAAAAACTAAGCGTAAATAAAGACAGCATGGATTCGGGAATCTTCAAAAAGTTGCGGAAAGCATTAGGCAAATCCATGAAGCTTAAAGGCAATAAATTATTATGGGCGAAAAAATAAAGATCCATTGTTCACATACCGAACTTAGAGATCCAACCTCATTGGTTGAGCATCCACGAAACTACAATACCCATCCAGCAGAGCAGATTCGTTTGCTTGCAAAAATAATCCAGCATCAAGGATGGAGAAACCCGATCACAGTTTCAAAGCGTTCGGGGTTTGTTGTAAAAGGTCATGGTCGCCTTGCTGCTGCCATGCTTCTCAAGACAGAAAAAGTTCCTGTCGATGTTCAAGATTACAAAGATGAAGCATCTGAGGTTGCCGATATGATCGCTGATAATCGCATTGCTGAACTTGCCGAAGCTGATACCGATGCCTTGAAAGGATTATTGCTTGATGATGTTTTTGATGACTTTGATTTGGACTTAACTGGTTTTGATGCGGAAGAAATCAATAGCTTACTAAAAAGCCAGATGGAAAATGATCACATGCTCCATGGTCAAGAAAACGAATCTACTAGGGAGGAAATCGCTGAAGCATATGCAAATTCTGATGTGAGGCAAATTCTTTTGCTATACGGTCCAGAAGAATACGAGTTGGTGATCGAGAAACTCGAAAGCATCAGGCGCACAAAGCAATTGGAAACTAACGTAGACGTTTTAAATTATCTTTTGGATCTTTATGAAAAAGCTGAAGTTGAAAAAGCTTGATATTGATTACAAACGCTACATCAAGAAATCTGCATCCGAAGATGACTGCAAAAAATTAATCACCGAAGAATGCTGCATTGAAGATGATTCAACAGGGGAATTAATCGCTCTATATTGCAAGCCTAAGAACAAAAAGAAATTCTTTGGTGAGTTATGGAATGCTTGCATTAAAACAAAGTTTCAGCATTCAAATAGACTAAGCGGAATAATAAGCACTAGCAGGATCTTTGGTTATAGCCCAAGAAGTCCACGCAAGAATTTTTGTTCATCGACCAGTTTGATGCGACAACAAAGGCAAGAACATGGTGCGTTTGTGAAGGGGGGCAAAATCGCTTCCGAAGTTTACCAAACTTATAACGCAAGCTTACATGAGAAACATTCAAATCTTACTGCACAAAAAGTAAAGCCAGAGTTCACGATCAAAGAAACTCCTTTCACTTCGGGGATCGTGAACGACAACAATCCTCTTTGCTATCACTTCGATGCAGGTAATTATAAAAACGTATGGAGTGCGATGATCGTAATGAAAAAGGGAATCAAGCAAGGGCATCTTTCCTTGCCTGAGTATGGGGTTAAGGTAGAGGTTGCTGATAATTCTATTTTCTTTTTCGATGGTCAGAATATTTTACATGGCGTAACCCCAATAATCAAAACAAGCTCATTTGCTAGGAGATTCAGCATTGTTTACTACTCCTTGCAACGCATGTGGAGTTGCTTGCCCATGGGTGAAGAAATCGCTAGAAGCAGACAGCTACGCACAAAGATGGAAACGAAAGGTTACGTTTCTGCTTTCAAGAAAAAGAAAAAATGAGATCTGTAAAAACTAACGGAAATAGAGCAGTTGCTAAAAAAACCAGAAAAGCTGGAAAGCCTTACAAACCGTTGCCAGTAGAGATGGCAGAAGGATTCGGTCAACTAGGTTTAACTCAGGCAGACATTGCTGGCATTCTTAAGATTTCAGTGAAGACCGTAAATCGTGAGTTCGTCAAACCTGATTCTGAATTTGCTGCTGAGTATCGCAAGGGCAAGGCAAAAACTTCTCAAAGCTTACGCATGAAGCTACTCCGAAGGGCAATCAAGGAAGATCGTGATTCACTTCTTCAATTTGCCCTAAAGAACTTTTGCGGAATGAAAGAGCAAGTTGAAGTTGAGAATTCAGGGGAAGTTACGGTCAACATTACCATGGGTGGAAAAGAAGTATCACTTCCCAAGTGGCTTGAAAATTGAATAAGGACATTAACATTCCTGAACCGCATTCTGGTCAGGCCAAAATCCTCAACCATGCAAAGCGTTTCAATGTTCTTCAGTGTGGAAGACGTTTTGGAAAAACTACGCTAGGTCTTCACATTGCTTTATTTTCAGGAATTGCTGGCAAGACATACGGTTGGTTTTCTCCAACCTACAAGCTCATGTCAGAGCAATGGACTGAGATCACACGCCAACTTGCTCCAATAGTAAAAAATACTGATAAGCACACTAGAGAGGTGCATCTCATCAATGGAGGACGAATTGATTTCTGGTCCCTTGAAAAACCAGACGCTGGTCGTGGTCGAAAATACCATGGAGTGATCATTGATGAAGCTTCCGTTGTCAGGGATTTAAAAACTAAATGGGAACAAGATATACGCCCAACTCTCACCGATTACAAAGGCAAGGCATGGGTCTTGGGAACTCCAAAAGGTCACAATTACTTTCACCAGATGTTCCTGAGAGGGCAGAAATTAAATGATGATTGGATAAGCTGGAGACTAGGCACCAAGGACAATCCTACGATCCCCGATCTTGAAGCAGAACTTTTAGACGCACAAAAAGAACTTCCCGAAGCAATTTATAATCAGGAATATTTGGGAGTTCCTGCTGATGATGGGGGAAATCCTTTTGGAGTCGATGCAATTAGGCATTGCTTCATTGATCAAAGTTTTCATCAAACTGCTTGGTTTGGTTGGGATCTTGCAAAATCACATGACTGGACTTGGGGCGTTGGGCTTGATGATTACGGTTGCCAGACCAAAAACATTCGCTTTCAAAAGCCATGGGCAGAGACAAAAGAAAGCATTATCAAAGAAACTGATTATGTCCCTGCACTAGTTGATAGCACGGGAGTTGGTGATCCAATCGTTGAGGATTTGATTGCGGAGGGGAACAATTTTGAGGGTTTCAAATTCTCAAGCACCAGCAAACAATCCTTGATGATGGGACTTAGGGCTGCTATCCAGCAAAGCAGAGTCAAGTTTTTTGATGTAAGTTTAAAATCTGAGCTTGAAAGCTTTAGCTATGAATACATGGCAGGAGGAGGTGTAAAATACTCTGCACCAGAAGGAATGCATGACGATGGAGTCATGGCATTGGCTTTAGCAGTGGAAAGAATGCGTAGAGGAAATACGGACGGGATCATACGATCCGCAAAAGGTTTTAAATTGGGCAACCAAAAATCAGCAGCACAACATGGAATAGGATTCTAAAATGCCAGAAGCAATAAAGAAAGCAGTCAGAAAAAGAGGATCAAAAAAGGCAGATGTATCTGAGCGGATCATCATGCCAAGCTTTAATGAAAAGTTTCACCCGTTTTTAAATGAGAAACTAGATCCTGCACAAGTGCGTGGATTGCTTCAGTCTGCATTTACGGGAGATCCTCAAAGCTTAAACGATCTTTATTCCATCATGGAAGACACTTGGCCTCGACTCGCCAAGAATCTACATGAGATCAAAAAAGCAGCATCAAGAGCGCAATACATTGTGCAACCGTTTGCTGAACAGGGCAAGGAACCCACTGCTTCAGCGCAAGAAAAAGCTGAATTCGTGCGATACGTGATTGATAACATGCGTCCTGTTCCGAAGCGAAATGAGAACGGATTTGAAGATATGGTTTACGATCTTTGCGATGCTGTTGGCAAAGGTATCTCGATTCAGGAAATAATGTGGGATGTTCAAGATGGTAAAATATGCCCAAAGTCAAGCTACTGGGTGCATCCTAAATATTGGGGATATGACTCATCTGGGACTGAAATCATGTTGCGTAATATTGGCACTGGTGGAGGTGGTGCTGGTGGTTACGTTGAAATGCCTGATGCTAAATTTTTAGTTGGAAGATACAAGACCAGATCAGGTAATCCGCTTACTTATGGATTCAGCAGGGTTCTTGCATTTTGGTGGTCAGGCATGATTTTTGGGCGTCAATGGTTAATGCGTTACGCTCAAATTTTCGGGATTCCATTGCGTGTAGCCAAGTACGGCAAAAACCTTTCTGAAAATGATCGAACAAGTTTAGAGGCATGGTTGCGTGATTTGGCTGCTGCTGGTTACGCAATGATCCCTGAAGGGTCGGAAGTGCAATTGCTTGAGGCTGCAAAAGGAGGGACTGACAATCCACAAAATCATCTGATTAACGTAGCGGATCGAGTGTGCGACATTTTAATACTTGGGCAAACATTGACAACCGATGTAGGTGATTCAGGGTCGAGGGCATTGGGAGATGTTCACGCTACGGTCAGGCTGGATAACTTGCAGGATGCTTGCAATTGGGCAGCACAAAATGTAAACGATCAAATTATTCGTAGGACGATTGCTTTAAACTACGGCAATACTGATGAGGTTCCTTATCTTGAAACCAAATTTGAATCCGCTGAAGATCCCGTCCAGATGGCAACAAGGGATCAGATACTCATAAGCATGGGGATGGAATTGCCGCAAGATCAGATCTATGAAAGGCACAAAATACGCATACCTGAAGTCGGGGAACCCGTAATAAAGCAAAGTGTTCCTGAACCTTCATTTTTCGGCAAAGATACAGTTCAAGCCAAGGAACCCAAAGCTAATTTAAACGATCCTTTTCGACTTCCCAAAGGTGACAAAAAGAAGTTCGGGGTCTATGTAAAAAATGACAAAGGCAATACCGTTCTTGTTAAGTTTGGTGATCCTAATATGGAAATCAAACGAGATGACGATCAAAACCGTAAAAACTTCCGAAGCAGACACAAGTGCGATGATGCTGGTCCAAAGTGGAAACCTCGTTACTGGTCCTGCAAAATGTGGGAAAAGGGCAAGACGGTTCAGGATGTGCTTGATGCTTCAGAATGGACAGGACTAATCGAAGATGAGCCTGATGATTGCGGATGTGGTGATGACTCATTGGTGCAAGCCAAAGGGATTCCTGCACAAAATGACAGGTTAGTTGATACAGTCATGGAGTCAATCACGGGAGTATCTGCTGAGTGGCTTGCCCCTGCACGACCTGCATTCGCTAAGGTTATGTCCATGGCAATGAACGAAAGCATTGATGATGCAAAAGTAATCGAGGCAATTGGTGAACTTGCGGAATCAATGCCTGAATTATTTGACTCACTGGATCAGGATGCGTTGCAGGGTTCACTTGAATCAGCAATGGGTGCTGCTGCTGCTAATGGAGCATTTGATCGACTTCAATCTTTTACAGAGGAATTCCCTGATGATAGGAGTGCAAATCGAGATCCCGAAAAATCTTAAGGATCTTTCAGAAAAAAAAACTTATCGTGACTTGAGTTATGTTGGAGCTTTCAAAGTATACGACTCTTTGCGGAAGCATTTTGCCCTAAAAAATGCAAAGGAACCTAATAAGTTAGGGGCAAGAAGAACAAACTTCTGGACTCAAATCCGATCATCTGTTCGTCCTCCAGTTTGGCAAGGTGATGATCTTTTCATTGCAATCACTGATTTCCGTTTCGCTCAAAAATTGTACGGGGGAATGATAAGGGCAAAAAGGGTCAAATTTTTAACAATCCCGATCTCAAAACAAGCTTATGACAAGCGTGTTTCTGTTTTTGAACAGGAAACTGGCAAGAGGCTTTTCAGGATCAAAAGCAAAAAAGGTAATTTTTTATTAGCAGAAAACCTTGACGGTGAAATAAAACCTCACTATTTGCTGAAAGAGGTTGTTAATCAAAAGCCAAATAAAAACGCTTTACCAACTGATGAAGAAATTATGGAAGCTTTTTCAGAGGGGGTTTATGAGGAACTTGAAACAATCGCAGCACAAGAATGATTACATTTGCAAAAATCAATGCTAGTTACGGCAATGAGATTCATGTCGAGGGAAATGTGCCAGCGGACATTCAGTGGATGCCAGCAGGTGAGCATACAATCAATGCTTCTAAAGATGGCAAGCCCACAAAGCTAACCGTCACAGTTACCGAAGATATTATTGATTCTTTGAATAAGTCCCTTGAGGAAATTAAGGCTCAAGGTTTTGACACTTACATCGATTTTAATCACTCAGATGAAAATGCATCAGGATGGGTGCAGGGTTTCTTTTGGGGTGGAGATGATCCTGACCATGGAGGGATACGTGCAAAAGTCAAATGGTCTGCCGAAGGTGCTGAAGCTCTAAAAGGTGGAAGCTACAAGCGTTTTTCTCCTACGTTTCTTACTGACTCAAAAGGTAAAGTCATAGGCACAACTCCTAATGCAGGTGGATTGGTTAACCGTCCTGCCTTCAGGGAAATTGCAGCAGTCATGGCTGCTAAAGATATTTCAAATACAGATTTACGATTCGTTTCGGCCTCACAATTGCCAACCGAATCCAACGCAAAAACAAAGGAACCAAACATGTCGGAAGACGAAAAAAAGAAAATGGAAAAGCTTGAGGCTGAAAACAAAGAATTGCGTGAAGCAATGGATAAGCTCAAAGCTAAATATAAAGCCACTGAAGAAGAATCAGAGAAAATGAAGAAAGAAGCAAAAGACCGATCAATCAATGATCTGGTTGATGCTGCTGTTACTTCAGGAAAGCTGAACGCAAAGGATGAAAAAGCAATCCAGTCATTGAAAGCAATTGCTGCTAGTGATATGGAAAATGCAAAAACATTCATCGAGTCAATGCCATCTCAGGTAAATGCCAAAGTTGCTGAACTTACTGGCAGAATCACTCCAAACAATCCTGATCAGGTCACCGCAAAGAATCCAAAAGATTTAATGTTTGCTGCTGTTTCCGAAATCAGGGCAAAGAACCCAGCAATCTCTGGTGAAGACGCTTTTCGTCTCGCTCGTGAAAGTCAACCTGACGTTTTCAAAGCTTAATCAAAGGAATTTAAATGCAATACGGAATTAGTAAACAACAGTTACTCGTTACGCTTGAAGCGAACGAAGATCAAACCGATAAGGAAGGTTATGCCGTGAAGTTTTCTTCAGGCAAAGCAGCCCTTCAAACTTCACAGACTGCAGTTGATACAGTCGGGGTAATCACTGATGGTGCAGCAGCAGGTAGCAAGTCAAGTGTAGCATTGGCAGGAATCGATGCAGTGATTTATGTCAAACTTCACAGCACTGCTGGAACTGTAAATGCAGGAACCTTTCTGGGAACCCATACTGATGGGACTTGGAAGGCTACAGCATCGAGCAAAAACTTTGCAGCACAAGCTTTGGAATCAGGCAGCAATAGTGCCATGATTAAAGCACGTCTTCTCGACGTTTCTGGTGTGACTGCTTAATCGTAAAACAAAGGAAAAATAATGAGTGCAATAAGCAGCGCATCAGGAAACCCATTACTAACGTCATACGCTCAAGCGATCATACCAGATCTTGAGTCTTCACAGGCAAACTTTATTGCCCCACAGGTTGTGGCACCATCCGCAAGGAGTCGCTACAAGATCTACAATGAAGTCAACTCATGGCAGACATACGAAACCCAACGAGCAATCGGTGGACCTGCAACAAGGATTCCTTGGTTAGCCTCTGACGGTCAGTTGAACCTTGAGCCTCATGCTTTGGAAAATCCGATTGATGATTTCGAGCGTGAAGACACTGCTGATCTTGTCGGGTTGCAGCAGAGCAAAGTTCGTTCTTTGCTTTCATCCGCAACCTTGAGCAATGAAAAGGATCTATTCACCTACATCAAAGCAAACGTATCTGCTGAAGGTGGCAAAGGAACTTGGAACGCAAGTACTGATCCTATCGAACAGCTCGACGAGCAGTTGGTAGCATTGGAAACTGCATTGGGTCGCAGACCTAATCGCATTCTGATGGGAACCCTTGCTTGGCAGATCATGCGTGACAACGCTAAAACTCAGGCTCGATTCAAGTCTGGTTTTGCCAGCATTACACGGGACATGGTTAGCAATGTTCTGATTTTCCCTTGCGAAATTCAGATCGGTGGTTTGCTTTACAATTCAGCACAACCACAAGCAACCAAGAGTAAAGCACGATTCGTTGGATCTGACGTTTTCTTGTTTTATGCTGATCAAAACCCAACCATGGAAGATCCATCATTCGCCAAGACCTTCACAACTGGTCGTGGTGGAATCACATCCGTGAGAACTTACCGTGAGGAAGGTTCTCGATCCGATATTGTCGCAGTGGACTGGAACAGACAATTCGCGATCACAAACTCTGAAGGCGTCAAGCGTCTCACAGTTACCTCCAGCTAAGTCCACTAATCGCCAACCATGCATGGGGTGCAGTTAATTCTGTACCCCATGCTTACAAATTTAAAAAACTGATATGCCAAGCAGAGATTTTTCAGCCCCACTCATTCAAGCAGAGGATACAGAGTTTGATGTTCTCTCCAAAATCAATTTAAGCAATGGACCATACCGTCCCAAAGTCCTTGCATCAGGCACAAGCTACACGGGGCTGAATTTGCTAGGCGTTTATTTTTACGGTGACGCAACCGTGGCAAGTGCGACAGCAACAGGTGCTGAAGGCAATCTTGCAGGAACTTATCCAGCAGGATCATTCTTGCCGTATAATATAACAGCAATTCAAGTCACCTCAACTGGACCGATTCACGGTCTGCTTGCTTCAGCCACATGAGTCTTTTCGGATTAGGTTTTGCAATCATTGACATTCTGCGACAAGCAGGATCAGAGGCTATTAGTCAGGAAGGCACATATAACCCGATTGAGACACAAATCAGCGAACAATTGATAATCACTGATGACGGCACGGTGATTCATGCCTTCAGCGAAGATTAAACATTTGAAAAAAAATGCCAACTTACATACGAGTCAAAGATTTACCAAACAGTGCGAGCAGCCTAAATGCTGATGACTTCATCATGCTTTCGGGGTCTATAGGCGGAGCAAGGAAAATAGAAAAATCGGATTTTCTCAGCACTGTTGCTGATGAGTTTAATGCTGCTCCGAGCACTTACAAACTTGCCACCCTTGATGCATCAAACAAGGTTGATTCAAGTCAATGGCCTGCTTCAGCTTTTAGCTATCAAGGGACTTGGGCAGCATCCAGTAACACACCAACGCTTGCCAATGGATCAGGTACAGCAGGATACACCTATTACGCATCTGATTCTGGTTCCGTAAACTTTGGAGCAGGATCAATCAGTTTTACTGCTGGAGATGCCGTGGTTTATGATGGTTCGATCTGGCAGAAGGTTCCTGACGTTGCAAACATCCTTGATGGAAAAGGCACGGTTGATGAAGGGAAAACCACGCTTGAAATACCCAACGTAGGCACCGCAGCCAACGAGGTCCCACTCTGTGGCATGCTGAATTCGGGTGCGTGGCTTGATTTTGACGCTTTTTATCAGACTGGAACTTGGACACCCACACTGAGCTTTTCGGGAGGCTCGACGGGTATAGCGTTAACG